GTTCAATGTCACTTGCCCACCGACATATACCCCTTGTTTTAAGATGGTTTATCAATGCACCATCACCAGCACATGGTTCTGCAAAAGTAAAATGTTTTGGTAGATGTGGCAATAGGGGTTCTACTGCCTCCATCGGAGTAGGATAGAAGTCTCTTGGTTTTCTCTCAAAATCACTACGTTTACCCATTATTCTTACTCACCTTTATCATACCACAACACATATTTACCCCACCGAAACCCTCAACATGATAAGCGTCTGGTATCCAATCTCTAATAGAAGGATACACAGTATATGTGTAGTTATTATTCTCAGCGTATTCTGCCATTCTCCAAATTATCACCATACCCTTACAGGGGGCTAAGGTATTCACATTAAAATAGTCATGCGCTACTAAGGTAAACGAATCTTCACAAACATCAAATATACTCTTTGCATCAGTATGCATACCATCAACAAATACCATATCAAATTTGGGTAATTCTTTTTTAAGAAATACGTCACTATGTGTATTAGGGTGAAGATGTATCCTATGCAAATATTCTTTAAAATTTATAAAGACATTATCACCAGAAACAGATTTTTCAGCGAAATTAGGATGAAGATGTACCTTATCCGAATATTCCTCAATCTCTGTAAACATATTATCACCAGAATCACAGGTATATATATTTGCTTCTGAGGCAATCGCCATTGTATACGCACTTCTGCCAACCCAAGTGCCAATCTCCATTATAGTATTAGGTTTCTCTTGTAAACACACCGCTAGAAGAAAAGCAACATCACCCCGTGATATAGAATCACCCGAAGAGATATCAAAAACATCTATTAAATTTAAGCATTGTGTCAATTGATGTTTATTGTCATTGACAGCATTTGTAATATACCTTTCAGTATCAAAATAGCTATTCCTACGTTTTCCCATTACTCAACCACATGACTAAAGTTTTTCACCTTTTCAAATTTGATTGTACTTCTAAACTTGTCTGCGAGTGCATCTTGTTTGTGACTAATCACAAATACATTCTCATCACCCAACGTATTGAGTATTTTTAGGAACTCATCTGTGCCTGTACCATCCAAAGAGCTATCAAAGATTTCATCCAGTATCAACAGGTTCGTATTTGTGCTGTTCTTCATCTTTGCAACGGCTCTCCATGTGAACAACAATGCAAGGTCAATACGCATCTTCTCACCCTCACTGAATGAATCATAAGTGAACTCATCACGATACCGTGACTTTATGGTTTCTTCGAAGTTCTCATTTAGTGTGAAGTTCACATAAAACTCCATCGACGTAAGATAGGTATTAATCAACCTGTTCATGATAGGAAGGTATTGCTTGATAACCTTGGTTTTGATACCCGTGTCCTGTAACATATTCCTTGAAGCTTCTGCATAGGTCTTGTCTTCACGCAACTTGGACTTCTGCATATCAAACCCAGAAAGAGTTTCCTTTAACTCATCTAGTTTATTATGATCACTCTTACTGATTTCACCAGTAACCAAGTGATCAATCTCAGACTGCAAAGTAGCATTGAACTTCTCAAGTTGAACAAGTGAACTATTCTCCCTTGCAACATGAACTTCATTTTCTCGAATTTTGTTAGCAATATCATTTATATCGTTCTGTCTTGAGGTAACCTTGTGCAGTTCATCTTTAAGTTCTTTTAGTCCGCCATCGACTCTATCTGCTTCACCTTGTTTCTTATCAATCATATCGGCCTTAAAGACTTCATCAATATGTTGTTGACAGGTTGGGCAATCCTCATTACTCTCAAAGAAACCAACTAGTTTAGTATGAGCCCTGTGTTTCTCTTTTAACTGCGATTGAATATCTTTCAGTTTGTTATGTTTTGTATTTACACTATCGTTGTCAGTAATTTGATTAAGGAGTTCAATGTTGTTTGTGTTATGAAATTTTATATCCAAGGTCTTCTTGAAAACTTCTTCTTCATTTCCAGCAATCAAAGAAGTTTTATCTTGAATTAGTTTTTCCCTATGCATAAACATTTCATCAATATATTTTTCTTGGAGAGTAATCTTTTCCGCTGTCAAGTTATATTGATAATCAACATCACGCATGTCATCAACAATGGTCTTTAACTGCGTCTTGAGAATCATATTCATCAGAGAGAAAATCTGTATGTCAAGAATTTCCTCAACAACTTCACGGCGTTGTTTAGACTTCAGCTGCATGAATGGAATAAAGGTAGATGATCCAAGAATAACAACCTGAGTAAAACTGCGATAGTTGAGTTTTAGAATTTGCTGTTCAAGATACTTCTGGTAGTCACGGGAGTTAGCGTCTTGGTTATACAACTTACCGTTAACATAAATTTCAAAGATATTTGGTTTGATGCCACGAACAACCTTAACATTCTTGGTTCCAACACGAAACTCCACCTCTACCAGTGCAGCACTTCCATTGACAGAGTTTAGTAGTTGAGGTTTGTTAATATTGCGGAATGGCTTACCAAACAAGCCAAAGCAAAGAGCATCCAGAATAGTAGACTTACCTGCACCGTTTTCTCCAATAATTAATGTGGTTGAATTTCTGTCTAACTGAATCTCTGTAAAGTTGTTACCAGTTGACAGGAAGTTTTTCCACCTCACAGTCTCAAAATGTATCATATTTCTAAATCTTGTGCCTCTGTATAAAGTGACCGCATCGTGTTCTTCAATCGGTCCTTGCTCAGTGTAACATCCAGCTGGTCAATGTATTTCTCTAGAAGTGTCATCGTGTCTTCAGTATTGTTTACGATATCATCGGATACATTTTCAGCATCCAATTCAGAGAAGTCTTCAATGATCTTGACTTCAAATGCATCAGCCTGTAAAAGTCGATCTGTGAACTTGTCGAACTGGTATAGGTCTTTCTTGTTGACCACAATCAGTTTTACATACTTTTCTTTATACTTAGACACATCTTCTTTGTCATAGTCTTTAACAGTATCGTCATAGAAAATCTTCTCGAAGATTGTGTGGGGATTAATAATGCGTTCTAGTTCCCGTGTATCTGTGTCAAAGATATGAAACCCTTTCGGGTCATCATGATCACTCCATGTAATCTCATACGGAGTTCCCAGATAATATATCTGCCCATCATCGGATTTATGATGAAAGTGTCCACTAAAGCACAGATCAAACCTACGGAACAAGTCTTTATCAAAAGAACCTTCTGCCATATAACCTTTATGCATCTCAAAACCATTTACCTCTAAGTGTCCCATCAGAATTTGTGCTGGTGAAGTCTTCAATGCTATCATCGCAAGTTCATAGTTTCCACTATTAATCCACGGCATAAACTGAATTGGTACACCATCAAATTCCACAACCGTTGGATCAGTGTATATATTACACCTGTCAGAACCTACAAGCTCTTCCATTGAATTGACTTCGTTGGTGTTCTTATAAAAAGTGTCATGATTACCAATGATAAGATGAAGATCAATTCCCAACTCTTGAAAGCGACTGATAAACTTCTTTCTAAAATCACTAGCAGTTTTGAAACTGATAAACTTCCTACGGTCTGTAACATCACCCATATGAACACAGGTAGTAATTCCCCTCTCAATTAGAGTGGGAAAAAATACATCGTCATAGAATTTGTAGAAATAATCATTGATGTTTTGGTTATCATTTCTGGCACCAAAATGAGTGTCAGTTATAATTGCAATCTTCAACGCTCTTCACCTAGCTCCGCTACATTACTAATATCATCTTCCATAAAATTCTCTAGTCCTTTTTTACTTTTTTTTTCTACCGTCTTTGGTTTATATACATCTTCCATTGGAAGATTTTCTAGTGCAAAGGAATTATCAATACTATAACTAGTTGAATCGCCCGGCATAGTATCATAGGATTGGTAGTTACTACCCGCTACGATTCTGTTTTTAACGTGAGTTTGCTTCTTTTCTTTTTGAATTCTTCGAATGAAAGCATAGTAAATAATTTGGGTAAAGTATGCGAAAGGATTTGATGACTTCTCTGGATTGAAATTAGAGCAATACTGCAAACAGTTTTCAATACCGTCAGAAATCATATCATCCTTGTATGTGTAATTAATGAAATTAGGTCTATATGATAGATGTTGTGCAATCTTTAGAAAACACTCGCCTATGTAATTTGTAACCGGAGGAATACGTTTATTGTCTTCCTCGGCCTCTTTACATTTTGCTTTCCACTCGATCATTGCCTGTAGAAACGCTTTATTATCAACGTAGTGTTCGCCTTTTGATTTTGCCATAAGTGTCTCCTCAATCTTTAACTAATATACTATATCAACGTGATAAAGTCAAGGACCATTATAATTTAAAAGAACCTTGACTCTCTATAAATTTAATGTTAGTATCTGCTTGTCCTTGGGTCATAGAACTACATTAATGTATTAAATCAATATCAGGTTCTAATTCATCTAAGAGCTCATCATAGATATCTTCATCATTATAATCATCAATCGTATCGATTAAATCAGCATCTTCTAGTTTATTCAAAACGCCCTCGTAATAGACACTTAATCCGGGTGATGCGGGTAACATAATAATAACATGTTTAGAATCGATTTCAAAATGTTTTTGTTCCGTAAAAGGTTGAACCCAGCGTGAGAGCATTAGAGATTCTGTCATACCTGTTCGTGTGACACTTGGGTGGACATTCATTAGTAATGGCCTTGAAATTTCATACTTTCCATCATCTTCAGATAATTCGCAAATGATGTTTTCACCACTAATGAGCTTTAAGATTTTGTATGTATCTGATATCATCTTAGTTTTACCTTTGCAATTTCATAGTTGAATTGTTCTGTGTTATAGATATTTATGCGTTCTTGAAAGTGGTTTAATGTAAAGTTGCTTTGATTTCGAAATGTCATGTCATCAGCAATATCAAAGATTAAAACGGAATCTTTATTTTCACTTGTACGCAAGCCTCTACCGATACTTTGGAGCACTCTAATTCTAGACTTAGACGGACTTGCGAGCACGATGTTGTGAATGTTACGAATATTAATACCAGTACTAAAAGTCCCATACGATGCAATAGTGATAGAGTTTTTCTCCTTTTCAACAATAGATCGTATCTCTTCTCTTTCTGTGGTACTGGTGTTACCATAGATGAAAAATACCTTTCGTAATCTATCATCAAAAAGACCTTGAGACTGAGATTTTTTAACTTCTGCATATAACGGCTTACCGTGTTTTTCAACTAGTTGATATAAACATAATGTGTTGCCGGGAAGATTTATTAATAATCCAGCAAGAAATTTATTTCTACCTTCATGCTCGCCTAGGAATTGTAGTTCCTCTGCATAAGTCATTCTCTCTCGTATATTATTATGTTTTAGAATAATGCATTTAATTTTAAGGTCAGCTAGAGTTTTCTCCTCAATTAACTCCTTTGTAGTGATTACTTTTTCAACAGGACCGAATAGACCTTCTAAAACAAGTTGGTGCGTCTGCGTCCCGTCTAGGGTGCCTGTAAGACCGAATCTGTACTTACATAGGTATAACTTGGTCATTATGCCTGTTAAGGATTTTGCCTTAAACATATGAGCCTCATCACCAATCACACAACCAAACTGTTCAAAATACTTCTTCGGCAGTTTGTAGATAGACTGCCATGTAGAAATTACTACATCCTTCTCAACTTTACTTGAATGTCCTTGATATACCTTCTGGCAGTATGTATCAGAACTCCATCCATAGTCTTCGAAATCTGAATACATCTGTTCCACAAGTGAGGTAGTAGGAACTAGTATCAGGGTCTTCAATCCCATCATATGATAATAACGAACTAAAGAATATATTACGAGTGACTTACCCGAAGCAGTAGGGCTAACAAGAAGAGCACGATTTCTGGCAATACCATGATGCACTGCATCAATTTGGTAATCACGGACTTTAAGGGATTTCCCCCGTGACTTAGGTTTGAGGCTTCTGATGAAATCTCTAACAACCTGACGAACAATATCCCGCTCATTTTCTACTCCCTCTTCTAGTATATAGTCAATTTTGTTTTTCTGACAAAATCCTTTGATATACTCAAGCAAACCAACGTATATCTCACCTGTTGCTGGAGAGAAAAGTCGTATCTTTCCATCCCACATTCGACTGCGATACATAGGCATAAATTTAAATCCGGGGACTTCAAAGGTGAAGAACTCTGTCAACTCTTGTCGAGTAGAATCTGTCATATCATCTAGAACTAAATAAACTTCGTTCTTCTTTGATATACGCATTAGATCATCCCAGCTTCAAACTTCTTCCAATCAGTGGCGTTACGAATGTCCCACCCACGATTATCAATAGATTTAATCACACCCTTGCAGTAGTCCACGCATGAATCGTAGTACCCAATTTTATTTGAAATTCTAAGAATGTCCTCATCGGACTGAATGTACATTACAAGGTCTGTTTTCATAACCCTAATGTCAAACGGTTTTACAGCGTACACTTTTGCGTCTGCCTTACCGCCATAGTATTCCCACTTCTGACGATATAGGAGTTGGTGATCAGTTTTAGCTTTGACCAGAAGTAATTCAAAGTCTGCCTTGTAGTCCAACCACTTCCGTTTGATCATTTGGTTTTTAAAAGATTCCTGATCGATGTGTTCTAGATCAGTTATAGGAAGGTCTTCTCTTGCAGTTTTCTTTAGTAATTCTAAATCCATAATTACCCCATAATAAAAAAAAGTGAGCAGTTTGGTTTCTCTCTGCGATATTTTGACCCTGATGAGTTCGAACGAGTTGTCATCAGAAATTAAGTCTAAAGATTTGATAACTGTTAAAGCTTACCAAATCTGCTCCTTTTATTTAGACACTCTCAAATTTGTAGATTTGATATTTGAATGTTACATCAGCAGTCATATATTCGACATCTGTTGCACCCTGCGTATAATCTAATCCGCTGAGTGAAATAGGAAATACATTCTGAAAATTTACATTTAGAATGGGATTATTTTTATTTGATAAAATCATAAGAAATGCATCTGAGTACATTGCCTTATCAGCTGTGGCAGTCCCAATAAGATCAACAGGTTGTTTTGAACCCCCGCCCGGAGTGTTTGAAGTAACATCTCTGTGTTTTATAAACTCTGCTCTATCTGATGGGAACCCATATCCTGTAAGCCAATTGTGTAGAGATTGATAATTTTCCAGAAACTCATCTACAATAAACGTGATAGTAAGGTCCGCATAAGTAAGTTTATCACCCATGATTGGAATATTATTGAATGGGTTTGCAAAATCTACTGATGCGCCATCGATGCCGGGTAGGTTTGCATTGATTGTGAAAAACTCTACCTTTGGTAATTGTTGAATACCAAAACGGAACTGAGTTGGACTTGCATAGTCTAACTGGTCTGGTTGTCTTGCGAGGGGTGATTGTGATGTTGCCATGTATCTATTTATAACAAAAAAAGGGGGAACCCGAAAGTTCCCCCTAAGTCTGTTAAGACCCTTATTTTACATAAGGTTAGTAACTTTAACCCGACGATACCAAGCATTGGTGTTAGCATCCAGTGACGCATCGGTATTAACCGTGTCAGCGGCAGCAACCGCACCCGCACCAGCGAATGGGTTAGCAGCAAGACCATAACGGGTCTTGAAACCAATCT